CAAAGCCGAAACCCGATAAAAAATCCTATGCGGAGTTCGTGAAGATGAGCGAAGCAAACTACGACAGGCTCGTGAAACTGTACGGCAAAGCCTTTGCGGACGCCTGCATCGTAGAACTCGATCTCTACAAGGGGGCGAAGGGCAAGAAGTACAAGGATGACTACCGGGCCATTTTGAGCTGGGTAGTTGACCGTGTGAAGGAAAAGAAACCGGGGCTGCTCCAGCAGAGCATGAGGGAGGCAGCACCGGATGAAGACAATCCGTTCAGAGAGTGGGGTGAGCAGAGTGGGTGAATTTGACAGCCTGCTGCAAGGAGTTGTTCATCAAGCGCAGGTGGCAAATCGGCCAGAGAACGGCGACTACTACGATGAGGAAGGATTCCTTGTCTGCGGAAACTGCCACACCCGGCGGCAGGTCGAAGTCAATATGCCCGATCTGAGGGCCGTCCCGTTTGACCCGAAGAAGAAAGTTCGGGTCAAGATGCCGGTTTCCTGCCGCTGCCGAGCTGAAAAGCGCAAGCAGGAAGAGCAGATGCTCATGCAGGACCGGGAGATGAAGGCGGCGGAGTCCCTAAAAAGGCAGAGCCTCATGGATGAGCGCTTGCGGGGAATCAGCTTTGATGACTTCCAGCAGACCAAAGACAATGCTTACAACCTGAAGCTCTGCCTGCGGTATGCAAAGCATTTCGACGAGATGCTGGCAAAGAATCAGGGGCTTTTGTTCTATGGAGGGGTCGGAACCGGCAAGACGTTCGCAGCGGCCTGCATTGCAAACCATCTCCTGAACCTGAAAATTCCGGTGGTCATGACCTCGTTCGTGAAGCTGCTGGAATCCATGCAGGGCTTCAGCGAAGATGACAGCGCTCTGATTGCCCGCCTGAACCGAGCCAAGCTGCTCATCATCGACGATCTCGGCGCAGAGCGCAGCACAGATTTTGCTTTGGAAAAGGTCTACGACATTGTGGACAGCAGGTACAGGGCAAAGCTCCCAATCATCCTCACCACGAACCTGAGTATGACCGAATTGAAAGAATCGACCGACATCCGCTACACCCGAATTTACGACCGTATCTTTGAAATGTGCTACCCGATGCAGTTCAAAGGCCAGTCGTGGAGGAAGGCGGAAGCGGCGCGGCGGTTCGACGCAATGAAGAACTTTTTGGAGGGCGACGATGGATAAGATCATCATTGCAAGCGCTGAGGACCGGCTGACCGTAGCGGCCATCCTCGTAAAGAACGACTACACCGTCCGGCAGGGCAAGCAGCTCCGGCCGGGCAAGAAAAGCTACGAATACTATCTGGAGTACGCTCCGAACGACAAACCGAAACAGGCGGCAGGGGAATGAGGACGCAATTCTGCATCTACGGGGAGCCACGAGGTAAGGAACGCCCGAAATTCTCGACCGTATGCGGTCATGCGACAGCAAGAACCCCAGAGAACACGGTTCTGTACGAAAACCTCGTAAAGACCGAGTACAGAATCCAATCCGGGGTTCGGTTTGCTGATGACGCCATGTTGAGCGTGAGGATTTTTGCGTTCCTCTCCGTCCCGAAGTCGGCCAGCAAGAAAAAACACCTTGCCATGATCGACCGCCTGATACGCCCGACACGAAAGCCTGATTTCGACAACATCGGCAAAATCATCTGCGATGCCTTGAACGGCATTGCCTACCGCGATGATGCCCAGATCGTAGACGCACTGGTTCGGAAGTTCTACTCCGACACCCCGCGTGTTATCGTTGAAATCTCAGATATACCGTATGAACAGTAAAGGAGAAAGACTATGAGCGACAAAACGTATGTGCTGTCCCTGAGCGCGGACACCTTCAACGCCTTCAAGATGGACTTCGACAGCGCCCTCCAGCGCTTGCTTCAGAAGATGGACAGGCTCCAGAGCGACAGTGCCTCCATCAACTGCAAAATCAGCGTGGCACTGACCCCGGCTTCGGAACGGAACTTCGATGCAACGCGGGAGGAGGACACCGTGCAGGTGATGAAGCCCAGCTTCAGCCACGAGATCAGCACCGAAATCAAGGTCAAGGACAAAACGACCGGCAACCTCTCCGGCAACCGCAAGCTGGTGTGGGATGAGGAGCTGATGGAGTATGCGATGAAGGACATCGACGATGGGCAGACCTCGCTTTTCGACACGGCCCAGAGCCGCCAGAATGCTGCGCCCACTGTGGAGCAGAAACCGCCCCAGCTCCCGGAAGGCATCGTGGATGTTGACTACACGGTCATCAGCGATGACAAGGGCTACATCCTGCGCAACCCCGATAAGTGCGGCATCAAGGACCAGTGGGGCATCCTCAAAGTCCTTGTGGGAGAGCGGATGACGGTGAGCCGGAGTGCAGGCCACTGCTATGCGGAGACCGCAGACGGCATCATCGCCCTCGGTTCTGCCTACCTCGCAGAAGACCCCCGCCATGTGGATGACAGCATTCTGGAGCCTCACCTGGCAGAGGAAATCGCCTGCAACGGCTTCGGCACGGTTCAGGTCGGCGACCATGAGGAGCCGGCGAAGATCGTGGTAGAGTGTCTGGAATGCGGCGGCATCCTGCTGGAGGTGGAGAACCCCAACGCCCGGAAGGGTGATGCCGAATGAGGTACGGAACCTGTTTTCTGTGCGGAAAGACCGGTTGGCTGGAGGAGCACCACGTCTACCCGGGGCCGTTCCGGGACAAGTCCGAAAAGTATGGCCTGAAGGTGGGGCTGTGCGGCGAGAGCTGCCATCGGAACGGTCGGTATGCGGCGCACCAGTGCAGGGAAACCTCCGATGCCCTGAAGCAGTTCTGGCAGATCAAGTACATGATGGCCCACAAAGCCAGCGTCGCAGACTTCCGGGCGGCATTCGGGAAGAACTATCTGGAACTCGACTACTACGATGATGAAAGGAGCTACCCTATGAACATTATTGCCATCAGCGGCCGCTTGACACGCGACCCCGAACTGCGCACCACTCCCAACGGAAAGCCCGTGGTGGAGTTCACGGTTGCGGTTGACCGGCCCGGCGTTAAGGACCAGACGGACTTTATCGACTGCGTGGCGTGGGAAAAGAAAGCTGAGTTTGTCGCCCGGTATTTCAAGCAGGGAAAGCGTATCGAGGCAAGCGGTGTTCTTACCACACGCACCTACGAGAAAAACGGGGTGAAGCGCAAGCGGACGGAGGTTCGCTGTGATCAGGTCTTCTTCGGCGAGTCCAAGAAAGATAGCAGCTCCACCCCGCAGGCAGCGCCGGAACCCACGAACGATGATTTCCGTCCGCTGCCCGATGATGATGACATCCCGTTCTGAGAAAGGAGAACACATGGAAGAAAATAAGAATCCCCTTATGGGCCACGTCGTAAAGGTCCCTGCACAGGTGTCCGGCATCCCTGACGGGGTGCAGATGACGGTGAACGCAGCCGTGACCACCTTTGCGGCGGTCGATGGCAAACCGGCTGGCATCGAAAGCATGGGTACGGCAGAATGCAATATGCTTGCCAGCTATACGCGGGGAACGGTCTCGTTCTCTGTCCACGGGGAGAAGCCCGTTATGGTGAGCGTCCGTCTGGATGAGTTGATGAGGCTCCTGCAGGTCGCTGCTGTATGTTACCACGGGCAGGAAGACAAGAAGAATGCTGAGGAGGAAAAGGTATGAGAAAGCTGTTTACGTCTGAATCTGTGACCGAGGGCCATCCCGACAAGGTGTGCGACCGTATCTCTGATGCAGTGCTGGATGCAGTGCTGGCGAAGGACTCGGAGGGCCGGGTGGCCTGTGAGACCTGCTGCACCACCGACACGGTGTTCATCGCAGGCGAGATCACGAGCAAGGTCGATGTGGATATTGAGGGCATTGCCCGGCGGGTCCTGCGTGACATCGGCTACACCGGCGGGGCATCTGGCTTTGATGCCGACACCTGCAAGGTCATGGTGTCCGTCCACAAGCAGTCCCCTGATATTGCAATGGGAACCAGCGACATGGTCGGTGGCGCGGGCGATCAGGGCATGATGTTCGGCTACGCCTGCAACGAAACCCCGGAGCTGATGCCCCTGCCCATCATGCTTGCGCACAAGATGGCCTACAAGCTCGCCCAGACCCGCAGGGATGGAACCATCCCCTTTATCCTGCCGGATGGCAAAACGCAGGTAACGGTGGAATATGAGGGGGATGGGAAGCCCCGGCGTATCGACACCATCGTCATCTCCACCCAGCACACGGACGGAAGCCTCCCTATGCTGATGCACCCGCTGGTGGAAAATGTCATCACGCCTGTTTTACAGGAAGCCCGTCAGCACCTCCCGTGGCTCGACATCGACACCTACGACCTGTACATCAATCCTACCGGGCGTTTTGTGCAGGGTGGCCCTGCGGCAGACACCGGCTTGACCGGGCGGAAGATTATCGTGGACACCTATGGCGGTTATGCTCCCCACGGCGGCGGGGCATTCTCTGGAAAAGACCCCACAAAGGTTGACCGCAGTGCAGCATACATGGCCCGGCATATTGCAAAGAACGTCGTAGCATCGGGTCTGTGCGACAAGTGTCAGGTTCAGTTGGCCTATGCAATCGGCATGGCGCTCCCGGTATCCCTGCGCATCGACACGTTTGGAGCCAATGTGGATGAGGAAAAGCTCTGCAATGCAGTAGATTGCTGCTTTGAACTGACCCCGCTGGGAATCATTGATGCCCTGAACCTGCGCCTGCCTATCTATGAACAGACATCCGCCTACGGCCACTTCGGAAACGTGGCGGGCGGAAATTTCACATGGGAGAGCACCCACAAAGCGGGACTCCTGCGCAGAACGTATAACACGCTGTAAGAAACAGGGCAAGCCTCTTTCCCCGTGTGCGGGGAAGGGGGCGAAGCCCATGATGAGAGGTTTAGACATGGCACAGGAAGACAAGAACGTCACAATTCCCCCGGAAATGATGCAAGAGATCGTACGGGTGGCATCGGAAACAGCCATTGAAAAGTTCCATCACGAAGCGGAGCGGAACCGAAAGGCCGTCAAGGATAAGCGCCTGCATAACACCAAGCTGCTGCTTCAGAACTACCACTGCTTTGTAGAACATAGCAAGAGTGCCGTGTATGAAGCCAGCCAGCTCTCCGAGGATGATGACTTCGAGGAGTTGATGGAGGAGCTGATGAGTCAGAGCGACGGCAGGGTGAGGGTCCCGGTGGTGAGGAGCATTCAGGAGAGTGCTGCCCACACCCGCATCATCGTGCAGCACATCGACCGTATGCTGGAATACTACAAGTTCCGCTGTGAGCATTCCAAGCGCGCGGAGGAAATGCGTCGGTATCGGACGATTTACGACCTCTACATTGCCCCTGAACCCAAGACTCAGCAGCAGATCGCAGATGAAGAACACGTCGATTTGTCAACCGTGTTCCGCGACCAGAAGGCTGGTATTTCCAAGTTGAGCGCCCTGATTTTTGGATGGTTGGACTAAAATTTGGGCAAAGTTGCAAAAAAGTTGCTATTGCAGTGCAATTACCACTGTGGTAAGATACGAAGCGTGAACCGATGTGTCACCCCGGAAAAACCGCGAGTGGCACATCCGGCCTCGTATCAAGCTGTAAAGCCAAAATTTTTCGCTCCGAATGCAAAACCGATTGACTCCGGTGGGTAAAGGGTTAGAATGAAGATAGGCCCAAAATCTTACCGAAAAGGTCAGGAGGTACGACAGATGGAACGAAAATCCGATAAAGTTAGACGTCTGGTTGCAGACGGCGACTTCAAAGGGGCTTTGCGGATTGCAAAGGACTTCAGGCTCGGCATCACGAAGGAGCAGTCCTCCACGATGACAAGAGCGTATGAGTGCATGGTCCACGGAAGATTCTACAAGCAGCTCGGCTATGATCTCGATGAGAAGATAGCTGAGGGCGTGAAGATTCTTGTGGGCTTGTACGGAAGGAGCGAGGCACATGATTTACACCAGCCGGTACAGTAACCCGGAACTCAAGACCGGGAACTACACAGTCGTTGGGATAACACGGGGAGCGCCTAAGTTCCCCCTTCGGTATACGCTTGCAGGCAACATCATGGAGATCGCGCCGCCGGGTTATCTGTTCAACGAATACAACCGGGAGCGGTTCACGCCGCCCTACTTCCAGCACATGGACAGAGTAGGGACGGCGCGGATTGCTCAGATTCTCCAGCATTATGAGGACATGGGCAAGCCCGTGGTGCTTTGTTGCTACGAAGATGTCCGAAAGCCCGGAGAGTGGTGTCATAGACTGGTGTTCGCAGAATGGTGGCTCCAGAGAACAGGAGAAATGATCGAGGAGCTGCCTGACCCGTCACCAAACAAGTGGGCGAAACATCCTGAACCGCAGAAAGCGGTTGAGCCTGATACAGTCCAGATGAAAATGTGGTAATACCCGCCGATAGCTCAGAAAGTAGAGCACCTGACTCTTAATCAGGGGGTCGCA